ATATCTAGATCTCCACCAGACTCATAAACAGATTTGATAGCAGCTTTCAGAATTGCTTCTGTAAGATCTCTATCAGTTCCGCCTGTAGTAGCTCTAGTAAGACCAGTTGCAGGGTTAAAGCCTGATGATAAAGCACCACCACTTGCTCCAGCAGAACCGTTAGTTGCAATCCATGTTGAGATTGAACCTAGTTCTCTTGCAGCAGAGGCAGTTCCAGCGACAGAAAGATTCTCTTTAATAAGAGCAAATTCCATGTCCTTCTTTAACTCCTTCGATTTTTTAGCGATTTGATAAGCCATTTCGTCAGCACGACCTGCTGCATCAACAGCAAATTGTGTTCCTGACAATAGGATCACTTTATCCATGATCTGTGTAAAGTTATGCACTCTAGCAGATGCAACAACAGCATCAGTAGTAGCGTCATCACCTTCGATCACAGCGTTAGCACCTGCATCAGCAAGTGTATCAGTTTGCCATTCGTGTTTAGTACTCGTACATTTTGCACGAGGAATGGATGATAGGATTGGAGTATCTTCTGGTGAAATATTGTAAATAACATCAGCAAGATCTTCTCTCAAACCTACAGTATCATATGTATCAAACGTATTCGATGGTTGAGCCATAATATTCTCCTTAGTTTAAAAGTTATTTAAGATTTTGCCTAAAGATTGCAGCAGCATCTCTAAGAGATCCACTTTTCTTCAAGCGTTTTATTCCTTCATTTCTTTTAATTGAGAATTTTTCATCTTTAGTTTTAGCTGTACCAGCTTTTACAACTTTAGGTGCATTTGACACTCTTTTAGCAAGTCCAGGTTTTGTAGCCTGTAACTTTCTATATGCCATAGCATCTTTAAGTATTAACAACATTCTATGATCTGTAAGGTTAGCTACTTCTGCTTGAGAGTAGCCTGTGTCAGTTAGATATCTTTTCATATCTGTTCTAACATTTGTTGCCTTTTCAGGATCTTTCATCTCAGGCATTTTAAGATACATTTGTTTCTCTTGTTCTTGAATATACTTTTGATATTCATCTTGCTGAGATTGTTGCAATTGAAGTCTAGTAGCTTCTAGATCTCTCTGTCTTTTCTGCATTTGATATTGCAATCGTGCAGCTCCAGAAGGATCTTCTTCATACATCTTATCGAAATCAATAGATGACATTTCTGTATCTAATTGGGTTCTCAAAGATTGTTCTAAAGTAGAAATATTAGTCAATTGAGATTGAAGGGTTTCTCGTTCTCTCCGAAGTGTATCTTCTTGTTGCTTTCGCTCAATAGATAGTTCTTCAGTTTTACGAGAGTAATCAGCTTGTCGTTGATATCCGTTAATTAGTTCCTCTTGGTTAACCTCATATTTTTGTCCGTTAATTGTAACAGGGAATATAGGTTCCTGAACTTCTTCTACAATATCCTCAGATACTTCTTCCTGGGGAATATCTTCTTGGGTTTCTTCTTCTGACAAGTTTTTGTTTGGAAGGTCACTAGGACTTATTGTTGTGTCCTCAGTTTGCCTTGTTTCTTCAACTACTGTTTCAGTAGCAGGTGCAGTTTCCTGAGTATCCGCTGTAGGGTTCAGTAAACCGCTGATTGTTTGTGCAGCTCCACTTACTGTGGTTGGCTGCCTTTCAGCATCAGACATAAATGTCCTCCTATTTTTGGTTTTTGATTTCCTCTAATTGTTTAGAGGCTAGTTTGCCTGTATTCATTAGTTCAGTCAGGTGGTTGTGTACCTTATCTAACTGATGAATGGCTATCCATATAGCAGTTCTGCCATCTGAATCTTTATAGGATGTGTTTATGATTTGGTTCATATAGTTAACTTTTAAAGCACCAATAGCTTCTTTAAAAAGTTCATCCTCTAATATGGTTTCAGCTTTTTTGCCTTTTGTAACTTCTTTGTTTAGCTTTATTGTGTCTGTCATTGATTTTTAGGATCAAAAAACTGTTGTTGTTGTCTTACTGTTTCTTGTCCAAGATCTCCTACTTTTGCAATCTTATCTTGTTTAGGCATATTTGCAATTTCTTTTTTTATTTCATTTGAATCTATATTCATTTGATATTTAGCTTCTAGCTCCTTGATGCGTACTTCCATGTTAAGCATCATTTCTTGAGTCTTTAACTCAAGCTCTTTTTCTTTTATTTGTGTATCAAGGATCTTACGCTGATTCTCTCCTTGTACTTGAGCTAATGTAACTTTTTCAAATTCAGTTGGTTGTGGTGGTTGAGGAGGTGGCATTTGTGATGCACCAACAACTGGATCAGTAAAGTATGTTTCTACATTTCTTAATCCAGCAGCTTCTACCAATTTAGTCAATGTATTATGTACATTTCTAAGATTAACCATTGGACCAGCAGCTGACTTCTGTAAGTTGATAGCTTGAATTTGTCTTTCCAATATAACATTTAAAATAGCAAGTTCTTGATCTTTACTTCCAGTACCAAGTCCTACTTGTATTTCAACATTACATTTGTTTGCCCATTCCATAGGCATCATAGTTACATACTGCTCATTAACACGAATAATCTTTTCTTTACTTTCATATTTTGTAACTACTTCTAATACTTTATTAAATAGTTCCTTAACACCTGTTTCAGCAAATACTCTGCATATTAACTCAACTCGCATTTGTGCTTGTGTCAATATCTGGTTTAAACCACTTGCTGTTTTGTTTAGAGAATCAGCATCCATACCTTGTGAATATCTTGTTATACCAGTTCGTTGTTCTCTGACTGTATCTAAATACTCAAGCAATGGCATAGCTGCTTGATTTAATGGCTGACTAGCCATTGGTGTTATGACTGATTGTGGCGGTTGTTTAGTTCTTACTATTCCACCAGGTCTATTAGTTAATAGGTCATCAATATTAACTTGACCATCCATAACTGCAACTCGGTTATTATTTGTTAGATACATATTATCCAACAACTGTCTCATAATTGTACTCTTAACTAATTGTACATCTTCAACAAGTTCTGATACAGACCTTCCGTAAAACCTGTGTGGCACTAGAATAGGTGTTACACTTACGAATGGGCATCTGTCATAAGGCACATTATCTAAGATTTCATATGAGCTATCACCTGCTACAGTTACCTTTCGTAACTCGGCAATACCGTCTTTATCTTCATCTAACTTCATATAACATTCGTAGATTAAGATTTCTTCATTAGCTTTATCTGTTGTAGGAGTTGTTTCCTCATCTTCAGCGTATCTTCTTCTAGATACTTTTTCTTCAGAATATTTATTGTTTACATCAGCTGGTAGTTTATCAATAACATCAGGATCAAATCCCATTTCAACTAATTCAGATCTAGTTATAAACTTTCTGTGTGCAGTAAAATGTGCATCAGGTATAGACTTAGCATTTCTTGCAATCAAAAATTCTTCAGGCGGTACATTCTCTATACATACCTTACCTTTTTTCTTTATTCTATTTACTACAACATCATGCATTTTTTCTGCAATAATTTGTTCTCCTAATAAATTAGAAGCTTCGGTTATACTTTCTTCACTATCTTTTTCGTACTCAGTATGTTCTAAAACTTTTATTTCTGGGTCAGCAAGTAGTAATGCAAATTCATCATCTGTTAATCCATAATAAGACGATCTTTCAACATCCATTGAATCATCCCAAAATACTTTTATGATTCCATTTTTCTGTAACAATGCATCTTTAAAAAATGTGTACAGGTTAGTAAAACCATCATTATCTTTATAAAATACATGATTTAAATAATCTGTAGCTTGTTTTGAAATAGCTTCATCCTGTGCATTATTAGCTACACACTGCACTACTTTTGGTGATGCAGTAAATGTTCTCATTATCTGTGGTAGTATACTTTCTATTGTATCTGCAACATCTGTAGATATAACTTGTGATCTACCTTCTTGTTCATTTCCAAATGGTTCAGAAAAATAATAGTCTAAAGATTTAGCTCTAGCTTCTGTAAGTTCTCCACCAAGATATCCTAATGAGGATTGTATCTCAGATGATATGATTGCTTTTAATTCATAATCATTCATTTAGCAGTTCCACTTTCTTAATGATTTATTTATTCTTGAGTTAGGATCATTTGCAGTCTTAGCAGATGTAAGTTTCTTTTTCATACCTTTCATTCTTGCACAAAATGATTTTCTTCTATTTGATGCTTTAGATCCTTTTTTTAATTTACTTGGCTTTGTTGTTACAGCAGTTTTAAGTTTGCTTCCTGGATTAGCTTTTCTATATGATGCTACACCTTTTTTATTTAAACCACCAGATTTAGATTTACCTTCTTTTCTTTGCCATGCAGGTGTCTTAGCCATTTGATTTCTTTCTTCTTTTACCAGATGCAGTTACAGACCATTTGACTTTACCTGGTCCAGTCTTTTTAGCTGCTTCTTTTTTAGTTATTCTTTTTGCTACCTTTTTAGGTCTACACGCAGGATAGGGTCTACCTTTATCTTTTTTTCCAGAACGACCACACTTCTTTCCTGTCTTAACATCTCTCCAATCTTCTTTGAACCACTTACGCAGTC